CTCGTATTCAACGGTATCTCCAGGGATTTGATCCCTAAAGACAAGATTTTCCACCTTAGTCACAACTTGTTGCGACTCAGAAGCGGTATCTGGAGTAAGGTGGTCTCCAGACGCTGTTTTAGTAGTATTAATAGCAGGTGAGATTAGAACTCCAAAGGTTCACCCAAACCAAAGGAATTTTTGACATTTATGTGGGCTTAGCCAAACCCATCCCTAAAAAGGGACTTTGAGGATCGCTCTGGCGAATTTCTAATGTGAATCCGACTTGGTAAACTTATTGTCATTATTTAGCAAGAAGTAAAATACTCACACCGGGGAATTTTGCTTTACGATATCCATCGGACCTTTCCCAAAGGCCCTTCCCCCTTTTTACGTCATGGTGGACGATGCGACACTCATCTAGTGTCGCAAACCAAGTAAACTCACATGCTTTAATTGATCAGAAGTTTGGTTCCACTTCTCAATCAACGAGTCATATGTTGGCAGAGTGGATTCCTTCATGTATAGAGTCAAGTCGAGGTCATGGAGCATCTGTTGAAACAGATTTCTCTTTTCCTCAAACTTTTCCCTTCCATAAAAGAAATATTCGCGAAGAGCGGACGAGACAATGTCTACAGCCTGCTCCTGCGGAAGAACGTTCTTAGAACGAACCCACACAGTCAACGACTTTTCAATAGATTCTTCATCCAGGGGGGCATCAAAAGCACAGGTGGTAGTATTGAAGCGCCACTTCCTTTTCAGGAAAGAGCAGTCTTCCATCGAAATGAAAGGCACACTCTGCGCTTCTTTATCAGCCATTGTGTAAGTGATGCCAAACTTGGCGAATTCACTTTGAATAGCAGTATGAGTATAAAAATCAATTCTGGGGGATACATTCATAGCATTGTCATCGCCATAGGTCATAAGAGCGACATTCTTGCGGAACGATTCCACCTCCTTCTTAGGATTAAGGAGGTAGTAACAATACCGCATATAGAGAGAGTTGCACAGACCATTGATAATGACAGTGAGAGGATGGCCAGATGGATTAGATCCATAAAATCTGACTAAGTCTCCATTGAAATCAACCAACGGAAAACTAGTATCCCAAGATATTCCCTGCAAAACTCTGAGATCATCTTCATCAAAGTTTCCAGAGGCTTTACTTATCTCCATAATGACTCGGAAAGCTTCTTGCATAAGAGCACAACTCATCTTTTTGTCAAACGCTTTAAAATCACCAGCGATTAGGCGATCGGAACCAAACTGTGTCAAATATTCATGGATGTGAGTCCATTCAACAGATTGACAGATAGTTCCCGGCGCAGATTCAAAAACAAATTTATGCTCTTGCAACAACTTAACGAAGGTCATTGTGTACTTGCGCACAACAACAGACCAATCAACAGGAGAACCAGTAAAGATTCGGGTTTT